TTGGCGATCTTGGCGAGGCTCAAACTCGCTTCTCCTCTTAGACAGAGAGGTGTGATATCCATTCACTACAAGACCACGAATTGGCTGGATAGCTTGGATTCGAACCAAGGACATCCTGATTAACAGTCAGGCGCTCTACCGCTGGAGCTACTATCCAATATTCTCGTTTCGTCAATGGTAGAAATAAAAGGTAGGACTTCGAAACCTACATCTGATCACCTAACAACCATTTTTGCTTCCTCGTAAAGGGGAGTGGGAATCGAACCCACGCGGATCACAGTTTTACCTTTAAACTACTCTCATCCTGTCGCAGCCTGCAGAACCACTATCTACCACTGACGAAACGAGATGAGCAGTTTTTACCGACTTACTCAGGTCGTATTCTAGGAACTTTACAATGTAAATCAGCGATGCTACTTATCCCGTAGCTGGGAAACTTTGTTCAATCAACTTACAAACATAATATAGCAGTTCTAAATCAGGAAGTCAATTACTATTTTTGCATATCTGCTATGTTAGTTTTGCATGTCTGAAAAAGAAGAAGCCCCGAGAAAGTTTTATCCTCGGGGCTTCGTGTGTAACAAATTGTAAGCTTATCTTACAACACGAAAACCCCTCTGCCTGACCATGATGGTTGGCATTCGAATGTATTGACAATAGGGTTATAATGTTTCATCTGTTCCTCAAAACTTGTATTCTATTTATATCACATACCAAGTAGGTTTGTCAAGTTTTTATGTCTTTCTATACTTTTTTGATAATATTCTGCGTCTAATTCACAACCAACGAACTTTCTACCAGTATTAGTTGCTGCAATCCATGTAGAACCAGAACCGCTGAATATATCTAAAACCGTATCATCTTTGTTTGTATATGCCATAATCATTCGTTCTAGTATCATTAGTGGCTTCTGAGTTGGATGCCAATTGACGTATTCTTTACTAGTCGTGTGATTGTTTTTTTCCCAAACACAAGTTGGGATCGTACCTTTCTCAAAGGCTTCACCAGTGCGAATATTCACTTTTTGTTTACGTTCAACTCGCACATCGTCGGCGTTGAATAGAAAGTTATCACCCTTAGAATAGCACCAAGCATATTCATGCTTTCGTGCGAAATTATCCTTCGATCTTCCGCCCCAATTATATGACCAAACTATTTCATTTTGACCTTTTAGAAGTTGATTGTTCAATACTTCTAATTTATATCTAAGAAATGTATCTGTCTTCAATGTACCGAAAACGATCATCATCCTGTTAGGTTTTAGAACTCTAACACACTCTTTTGTCCACAAAGAACACCAATGAAGATAATCTGTTTCAGATTTCCACTGAGAATCCCATCCCTTGCCGCCATCAAAACCGATGAAGTACGGAGGATCTGTTAGAACCAAATCTACAGATTCATCAGGCAAACTTCTCACATAATTTAGACAATCATCATTTACAAGCATCAAAAATCTCCAATATCACGGAACCATGCAAGCTTATGTATGCTCTGTAACCAATACAAATCTTGTTTGCCTTTTTGACCGCCGTGTTGGCGATATTGATTCTTATCAAAGATGTTTTCTTTTAGATCAGATTTAGTTGCCCAAAAAAATTCAATGTTGTTTGGATTTATACCAACAAAGATGATGCGCTCATAATCTTGATCTCTAATCTGTTGCCAAGTGAACTTGTTTTCCGTATTATCCCATGTCGTTGACACTTTTATTTCGGTCTTATAGCCAGAAATAATTCGATCATGATCAGAAGATTCTGGCTTCTCTACTGTGTATCCGCGTTCACGCATAAACTGCTCAACAAGCTTTTCGCCTTGTGAGCCTTTTGACCTAGGTGATGGAATTTTATGGAAAAATTCAAAGATAGATTTTTTCCAAATAGACTTTTCTTCTTTGAACTGCCATGTCTTGTAGACTGGCAACGAAGTTACGATGTTTGTATAGTTCATCACATTTCCATTTTGTATTTGGTGCGAGTAGAGGGACTTGAACCCCCATGCTTTCGCGGTTGATTTTGAGTCAACTGTGTCTACCGTTTCACCATACTCGCAAATTGGTCGGAGTGCTAGGTTTCGATCCTAGTCGAGAACACCAATCTAGTGCTAAAGGCTTTATAAGGGCCTCTTGCGTCCAACGCCCACTCCGTTATATCAAACTTTCTTGATACCGTTTATGTAGTTCTCGGCGGCATCTTCATAGTACCGTAGACTATGATCTTTATATGTTTCTGCGGCAATCATCTTACCGTTTTCGTAAAAGTTGATTTGCAGATCATCTCTAAATTCGTATCGGTATTTGATAATTTCTGCTTTGAGTCGATTGTCGCTACTGACATATTCTGCAATCACTTCACGATTCATTTTGTCCTCATTATATTGGTGCGCCCGCTCAGATTCGAACTGAGGATCGGACGGTTATGAGCCGTCTGCATTAACCGCTATGCTAAAGGCGCGAATTGGTGCCCCTTGACAGATTCGAACTGTCCCTTGATGGATTTTAAGTCCACTGCCTCTACCGCTGGGCTAAAGGGGCTGGCGACTCCTGCACGACTCGAACGTGCGACCCACAGCTTAGAAGGCTGTTGCTCTATCCAACTGAGCTAAGGAGCCATTGAAACTTATTTATGCTACTTCCATCAAACCCAAGCTCACATAGCAACCATCAAGAAACCGATTGCCCGCTTTATGGGCTTCGGTGCTATCAACAAAGAACTGTTCCCATACGCAATCGTCATTCTCAAAACAGTATAGCGTGAAACCAGCACGATTGTCAACCACATTGAAAGAAAAATCTACATCATACGATCTAATCATTATGCGACCTCGCGTAGCTTAATGCCAGTGACCCGTTCATATGCGATAAGAGAAACGGGATACTGAGGGTTACCAGTGTAGAGACGAAAAGTATCTTTGGGATCATGTCGCTCACTTTTTACCACAACTCCTGTTTTGATATGCTTAGACTTCATCACACCATACTTGTATTCGGTGCGAACATGAAGCTTATCGCCAACTTTTGCTTTCCACTGATTTGTCATCATGTATATATCTTAGCAGGAAGAACTCAGCTTGTCAAGCTTCACATACTTACCATTCGTATACATCTTACCATTCTTGAACTTGATCTTTTCCTGCTTAAGATAAACGGAATAAATCAATTTCATACCATGCTCACGACCGAACGCTTCAATTTCCCAAGGATAATTGAAATACTCATGCAGATTGGTCGTCAGCTTATAAGTCTTGCCCGCGAAAGATGCGGAAGACGAATCACCGCTTCTCAATTCGTTCTTGGCATACTGCTTCACATGCACCATTTCATGGGCTAGAATTTGTAGAATCTTGGAACGAGACTTGTTGCCATTGACAGCAAGTTCAAACATGCGAGGATTGCGACCCACTTCATACGGATGACAATAGCCGTCAGCAATACCCTTCATGTCATTGACCATGAGAGTAATATCTAGATTCTTGGGTATTTTGGTACCCATGAGATATGCAGCAAAGAATGCTGTAGCGAACTTTAGTTCCGCTTTGCATATGGCTTTGCTCTTGCCTGTGATATCAATATTCATTCAATTCTCCATTCGCATACATGGCATAGAAACCCCACACCATGAAGCCAAGACCGATGGTACCCATCACAATCTGAAATCCAAGACCAGACGCAGCCGAAGCACCGAGAACCATTCCGAGCAGAAAACGAAACATCTAGCGAATCTCCAGCGCGGCGCGGGCGATAGACTGAGCGCGGTCAATGCCACGCTCAGGATCACCGCAGCATTCTGGTGGGCTATCGTAACTATGGATGCCGCGCCCACAGCACTGAGGCTCATCATCTAAGCCTTCAATCTCCCGCAGCGCCGCCCGCAGCCGCTCGATCTCACGAACCGCGGTTACAAGATCGGCAACAACCCAATCGCCCGCCTTGATAGAAGCATTTACTTTTGCCACAATGTCAGTCATCAAAACACCCACATATACAAAGTTGACCAGAACCAGATCAGAAAGCCAATCGCCGCAGCAAACAGCGAAACGCGCATTATAATTTCAAAAGTCATTAGCGAAGTTCCCTATAGCGAAGCTTGGTCCACAATTCAATTTCCGAAACCTGATGATTGTATTCATCAAGAGACATATCGGAATCTTCCTTCATGTAGTAAGCATCCAGCTGATCCATCATTCGTTCAGCTTCACGCTCAATCTTGTCTTCCGTATTCCACTTATTCATATACATCACCAAAAGATTTCTCCTCGACGGATAAGTTCACGGGCAATTCGCAATTGAGCCTTGCACACCTCAGAATAGAGAGAATGGCTCGGCTTGACGGCCTTTAGACCATCAATAGTGACCAGCAAGTCTTCGGTCGAAAAGCGGCGAAGCTTGATAGAAGCCCAAAGGTCTTGAAACCAGTTGATCATTAGAGCCACCCATCATGATAGTTAGCCATACATTAGTCCTCCCCCATGAACTTTTTATGGATACGTCGATTCCTCAGCCACGCCTTGCGATGGGCCCGCTCAAGCTTGTCCCAGAACAGAAGAAACTTTTTCCACATTAGAGCCATCCTTCCTGATACTTGCAGGCTACATAGTCAATCTTTTCGGGCATCTCAGCCCGCGCGGCGTTTTCAATCTCAGCGTCTTCCTGAGCGTAGGCAATCATTTCAGCTTCCCACTCTTCCTCGCGCTTAATCTCGTCCTCAAGCATCTTGCCGAGGAGATCACACTCACGTTCCAGTTCCTCGTAGGACATGGACTTGAAATCCATGTGGCGCGGACGGGTACCGAAAACGTCACGGTACATATCCCAAATAGTGCATTCGAGATTGTGACGATTGAAGTCCTTGACCGTCAGGATGCCCTGCTCGGCCCAGAAAGCGAGGTCGTCAACAATAAGACCAGCCCAGCGGTTGTCGGGATCTTCGGCGATCCAAGCCAGAGTCTCAGCATTACGGGTGGCGATATACTGGGCGAGTTCGTTGGACATGATGGTCTCCGTTGTCATACTCATAATATAGTGACGGTCTATCAGATTATCAAGAGCGGCAAACGCAGCCCTGCTATGCACGGAACGCATGGCGGGCTGGTGTTCGTGAGATCGTCTCATACACTATATATGGGTATGGCAAGTCTGGATTTCAAGGGTTCCAATCGCATATCTGCTATGCGTCCAAAGCATAGGCTAAGTCATTGATTTGTCGTTCGGCTAAGTGATTGATTTTATTGATGTCGTTTAGGACGCAATAGGAGAGGGCTGGAGCAGGGGTTTTGGAGCTTGATATCGTCTATCTAACCCCTCTCCGACCCCGTCTCCAGCCCGTTCCTACCGCTTTTTATGCTGAGATATAGTTGGAGAACTCGGAGTTTAGGTCTTTTGACAGTACAACTTCCCGTAGAATAAATGACGGAGTGAAACCGTCGAATGCACCACCGTTTTCTAGAAACTCGCAATACTCTTCCGCTTCGTCTTCAAATGTGAAAGCCTTTACCAATTGATCGGTGCGGGTTTCCATCACACACCAAAGATAGTCGTTGTCATCGGTCGGAAGTGCCATAAGATAATAGTTGCTCATTCTTCTTCTCCATTACAAATTTAAGATTGCGTCTTAGCTTTTAGATTCACAACATTCAGAGTGCCACGAACAACCGTCTGAAATGTGTCCATGTTTCTATACGATTGAATATCGATCATGTTTCCTTTTACTAACTCATGAACGATATTATCAATTACATATTTCTGAGCATATGCAACATCTTGACTTGTCGTGTTCTTAGACATATCATATCCGTCAAGTATAAACTGTCCTTGAACTCGTAATATGTCTTTCGCTCCAACATAAATTTTTTCTGGCATTTTTGGTGCAAAATGTGATTCTAAAGAAGAGTCTATATCTATGCCTTTATGCTTGAGATATTTCCTGCATAGATTAATAACATCTCGTTCGTTCTTAGCCTTCTCAGCAAACATCTTGAACTTCTTAACCGCAACTTCATTCTCATCTACAATCATACTTTAAATCCCTTGAACTTATCTTTGTTGTTACCAAACTGCTTTGGAGGAATCTTAGGTACGTTAGAAGTCTGACCACTGTCTACAATGTCTATCTGAGCAGAGTTTTCTACATCATACAGTTTCATCTTTGCTCGGTCGATACCAAGAACAAATCGCTTGTTCTGAGTTGGATCATTATAGCGGTTCTTCAACTGCTTGACCATAATCTGACCAAGCTGCTGTAGTTCTTCGGTAGAGATAAGAGCAAACATGAAGTCGGCTGTTGCAGGCAGACCAAACGATTCGGAAGTATCTTCAAGACCAACGTCAGAAGATGTAAAGCCACTTCGTGTAGTCTGAGTAGCAGATACCAAAGGCACTTCAAACTCTACGGCAAGACCACGCAATTCTTCTGCGATAGACTTGATATAGGTATAAGAGTTGATATTTGAACCAGGCTTCACTCGCGAGGACATACAGATGTTGAGATAGTCTACGAAGATGATATCGGGCTTGAAAGACTTCTTCAGATTCAACTCGTTTAGTAGAGCCTTGAAGTGCATTGAAGATGCACCAGCAGTCGGATATTCCTTGACGATCAGACGACCGTTCGTCTTAGACTTTAGCTGTTGAGCCTTCTTCTCATACATGTTTTTTGGAAGAGCCATCAGGTCCTCGAAGGTAATGTTCATGAGATTGGCATCAATACGCTTTGCAACTTCTTCTTCGGCCAACTCAAGAGTGATATACAATACATTCTTGCCTTGATTGAGTGCAGAAGCAGCCACATGACACATGAACAAGGACTTACCGACACCAGTACCAGCAAGAGCGATGTTCAGTGTCTTTTTTGGAAGACCATCTTTCGTGATCTTATTGAAGAACTCAAGATCAAACGGAATCTTCTCAAGTACACGATGATAGTAATCGTATCGCTTATCAAAGTCTTCAAGATAGTCGTGACCGACGTTCGGATCAAACGATACCGCAAGAGCATCGGACAGAATAGAGGGAATAGCGCCCGTGGTTAGGGCGCTCTTCTTGTTGTTCATGATTTCGATTGAGGTCATAATGGCATGATACAGAGCCTTTTCTTGACAGAACTTTTCGGTGCTATCAATCAGCCAATCAACATTCGTATCGTCTTTGTTAGTACGAAAATCATCGATTGTCGAAACGATGGACTTGACTTGGTCTTCTTTTAGATTAGCCAGAGAGTCAATTTCAATCAGCAATGCATCAAGAGTGGGAGACTTGTTATACTTGAGAACAAATTCCCTAATCTCTTTGTAGAGAACACGATCCTCTTCTACGGTAAAATATTCGTCTTTGATGAAGGGTAATACCTTGCGGGTATAGTCTTCATTCTTCAACAAATTCCGTAGAATCGTTTTCTCCAACTGCATCATCACTCTCCGCTGCTTCCAATATGATCGTATTTAAAATCAGACCTGCAAATTCGACAAACTTCTTGTCTTTTCTCAAACTTGTTTCGGTATGTGTTCCCATTTCATAGAGATCATACTGATACTTGAGTTTTGCTGTTCCGTCGTTTAGTTCTTCCACGCCAACTTCTGTGAACCTCAGTATAACACCTTTATAGGGGTCAGTCAAGATTTCAATGGGTACAGTGTCCATCTTCATATCGTCACGGAAGCGAAAATCTTGTCCAATAATCATTCTTCTTCTCCTGCATCTGCAACATTCGACTTTCCATAAAGGAACTCATTCTTACATCCTTCATCGATTAGATCAAGAATGTCCTTCGTGAAATACTTTTCAGGTTCCTTGAGAATGGCAGACTCGAATACTTTTGCGCCATTTGGAAGTTCATACCGAGTAGAAACTTTCTTGATGATTCCAAACTTCTCTGCAAGATCGACAAGACCATAGTATGGATCAAGACCTTCGGAATAGTCCAGCAGAGTTTCGACCTTCTTATTCTCAATCGTCAGACGAGCCTTCTTGAGATTGGCTGTAACGATTGCACCAGTGACCTGATTGTCCTTATCCTTGTCCTTCTTCTTAGACAGGAAGATGATAGACGAAGCAGCATACTCAAGACCAGAACCACCGCCCATCTTCTTAGTTGGGACATAAGAACCGACCACATCATAAACGTGATTGGTTACAATGAGAGGAACTTTAGCTTTGCCAAGCTTGAGAGTAAGAACGCGGAATGCACCACGAACAAGCTGTGCGCGTGTCATGTCGCGTGTGTCCTTGCCGTCAGCAATGTCCTGCATTTCTTTATCAGTTGAAAGATTGCCGAGTGAGTCGAGAACAAAGAGCATCGGAGGGCGATCCTTGTTTGCCTTATCTTCGATATACTTGTCGAGGATCTTTACGGCTTGAGTGCGGAATTCCTGGATAGTAGCAACTGGCACCACCGCAACTCTCTTGGCGTCAACACCTCTGTCAGTAAGCATCTGCTTTGATATTGCGGATTCGGACTCAAAGTAGAAGACAAATCCGTTTTCGTTGTCTCGCAAGAACTGTCTGACAATGTTGATTGCGTAAAAGGTCTTTCCTGTTGATGGCTCACCTGCCAAGGCTGTAACTTTGTTAGCAGGAAGCCCCCCATAAATGCTACCGCTAAGAAGAGCATTGAGACTGTAAGAGCCAGTCCCAATGAAACCAGTAACATCACCAGCTTCGACGCCTTCATCCGCGATTCCCGCATACTCATTATCAATCTCCTTAAGTAGAGAGCTAAACATATTAGACATATAGATTCTCCTATATTATGTGAATGCTACGAATCTCCGTAGCGAGGTATTTAGCAGCGAACGATATCTTCTTCGCTACACATATCACCCATCTGGACTTCGATAGCGATCAAAGTTTCAGTTAGATGAGTATTCGTGATCTTGTGAATGGATTGCTTCGGAACATGGAACGATTCACCCTTACGAATAGTGAATATGTTTCCATCAACAATGACTTTGCCTTCGCCCTGCACAATCGTCCAATGTTCACTGCGATGATTGTGATATTGTAATGATATGGCTTGATCTGGATAAATATCCAGTCTCTTTACTTTGTATCCCTGATCTACATCAAGAACATACCAACGACCCCACGGTCTACTCGCTTCCTCTAGATGACTCATCACTTTTCTCCAGTTGTTCCATATCTAAAAATTCTATTCTTCTTGCATGACCCATTGAGATATTGAAGGACAACAACAGCAATACAGCTAATGGATCAAACACAAATATAAGCACTATTATAACAAATCTGACAGCTTTGTCAAGTATTTGTTGATCGTCTGATCCGTAGATCAATTCAGCAACATACTTGATTGGTCCGACTTCCGCTTCAATCTTTTTCTGTTCCGATTGAAAACCTATCTTTTCAGATTTGAGTTTTGCGATCTTATCTACTTCCGTTTTCTTTTCGTCAACGAGAGTCTGTCTTGTTTCTTTTTGTTGCTTTGCGGCTTGTAGAGAAGATTTGGTTTGCCCCTTTTCAATCATCTTTGAAATGGAATCGTCAATGACTTTTATTTGCTTATCCAAATCGGCAATGCGCTCTTCTTGAAACTTTATGTCATTATCTATAATCTCAATCTTATCACTAACACCTGTATTGAGGGCTAGTGTTTGTTCTATATGTGCTTTTGATAGAAAGCCGAAGATTCCCATGCTTGTGATCAGCATGAGAATCGCTATTGCTATAGTGAGATATGACTTGATTAGAAACGGAGTGTGTTTCCAGTTATTGTAGAGCCAAGATACAGCTACAAGCTTGCCTACTTCTAGTGAAGATCCCATTATTACTACAGGCCAAAACGCACCAGCAAAGATAGCGGTTAGACCGATGATAGAATAGTAAGCAGCAACGCCTGAGATGATCAGTCCTGTAAGGAAGACCAGGTAGTTTAGAAGATTGTTTTTCATCTTCTATTTATTAGATCCAGTCTAGTCTTGGCTTTCCGTTATATTCTTTATTGAAGACAAACCAGGCAAAGGCTAACATACCACCACCGCCATTAAATCCAACACGTTCGCCAAACACATAACAAGTTTCTAGCATGTTGAGAGAATAAAGTCTATCTCTTCTTTCTTTACCTTCTAAGAATGAAAGCTTGTTAAAAATGGCTACTTTCTTAGAAGCTAGATTTAAAGCATGTAGAGTGAACTTTGTGCCAATCTTGAATGGTGGATTAGTAATGATGTTTATTGCTTCTCTACGCATATTCATGAAATCAAAATGAGCATCTCCATATCCGCGATCTATCAGATCCGTAGCATAAATGTCTGAATATCCATACTTGATCAATCTCTTGCAGATAGCACCATCTCCACAAGCTGGTTCCCAAATCTCATCCTCAAACTTTTCACGATCTAGCAGAGCATCAATAGCCCAGTCAGGAGTGGCATAGAAATCATCTTTCTCTCTGTTAGGATTACCTGATCCTGCTAGTCGTGTGAATTGTTCAAGACTCATGCGAAGAAATCTTCCAATGAACTCACTTTCTCGGTCTTCCAACCAATACTATCTAGTACGATACGCAATGGATCAAGAAAAGACTTTGTGAACTGTGTATCGTAGTCGATGTACTTTTCTATACCAAGTTCTTTCGGTAGCAGTGTTGGAAAAGCAATCACATCACTCTGAATAGTGTTGGGCTCTTTCAACATGATGAACTTGATTTTCTCACCTTCTTTGATGTACTGATAAGTCTTGTCTAGCTTCATGCGTCTGATCATGTCGTTGTAGATCAATGAACCACGAACATGAATTGGTGTACCTTTACCAAAGATCATCTTAGCGTCGGAAAACTTTTTAAGCCCATTCACACCGCGAGGAAAAGCAATCTCAGCAACAGGAGAAACTTTGAACTCTGTTTTCCAAAGTTCGATCTTTGTGATAAGTTCTTCTTCATTCTTGTTTAGAACGATATCGATTGCTTCCCACAGCTTCTCGCGGCAGAAAGAAGGCGTTGAAGACTTGATCATCTCAAGACCCATTACCTTTACTTTCGGCTTCGCATACTCTACGCCTTCGTTGTTATAGACGTTCATGATGTAACGCTTCTTGGCTGTCCAGATACCTTTGTCGGCCAACCCTTCGCGCTTCATGATCATCTTTTGTTCGTAGGCGTTAACATATCCAGCAAGTTCAGCATAAGCCTTGTTAATAAACGGTTGAATTTTATCTTCACAGACCTTATCCATGAAGGCGATGATTTGTTTTGTATTAGCATCTGGTTTCTGCTCAACAATAGTTTTGTTGACCAACTCATCAAGTGATAGATAAATCGAATCCGTATCTGAAGCAATGACATAATCTTCATTCTCCGTTTTGAGTAGTTTGTTGAGATATTCATTGATCTTCTTTTCAATCCAGCGAATGGATAACTGTCCAGCAGTTGTAATGCCAGAAGCTTGACGAACATCGAAATATCGGAAGTATTGATTGCCGAGAGCGCCGTAAGCAGAGTTCAGAGAAACTTTCTTAGCCAATTGCAGATTGTTGAACCGAGCGATTCTCTTTTCGATTTCAACTTTTCTTTCTGGATCCGTTTCTCGTTCAGCTTCTTTGCGTGCCGCGATAGCTTTCTTCTTGTACGCAGACCGATCATTATACATTGTCTCCATGATTTCAGGCAAAAAGCCATGGCGTTCTCTTGTGAAAAACTGTCCGTTGGGAGTCATTGTCACATCAGCAGTTTGTAGAACGCTTGTATTTATTTCCTGATTGAGGAGAGCATCGACAGAAACGCGATTGCGAGAAACGAAATCTCGCAATGTTGCATCATAATACTCTGGTTCAATGATAGTATCTGGCGAAATGTTATACTGCATGATCAAGTGTGGATACAGACTGTTCAAGTCGAAAGATGCAATCCACTTGTGCATGCCGATGATGGGATCTTTGACGAATGCGCCTTCGTATGCAGCATCTTTGGAATGACGCACAATAGGATCAACTACAATGTTCTTCTTGCGAAGATGATTGTAGACGATAGCATCCCACATACGCACCTGAGAGAATGCGTCCATGTAATTCGTCTTAGAATCATATGCCAGAGTTAGAGCCAATTCAATTAGCTTCAACTTGTCATCAATCTTTTCTACAAGTTCCACGTCACGGATGTTATACTCAATGAATAGCTGATAGTTGTCTTTATAGAGCGTATGGAGATTGCCGTATTCTTCATACGACAACTTACGCTCACCAACTTCATTGTGTGCGATAGCATCAAGCTTGTATGATTCCTGAGACTTACCTTCAGGCGCAAACTTCTTGTACATAGCAATGTAGTCGAGAACAGCAATACCCATCAACTCATAAGCCTGCTCTTCAACACCAAGCTGATTACGGATCTTGCGTTCATTCACAATGTTCCAAGGAGAAAGACGCTTTGTTGCTTCTTCGCCAAGAACATTACGAATGCGATTTACAATATAAGGAATATCGAAACGCTCAACATTCCAACCAGTAATGATGTCTGGATAATCACTAGCCCATTCGTCAATGAAACGCTTGATCAGTTCAATCTCATCACGACACTGAATATACCAAACATCGTCACGAACATTGTTGAACTTACCACAGCCGAGAACAATGAAGCGACCTTGATTGTTCTTCATTGTGATAGCAGTGATAGGCTCAGAAGCTTGTTCGGGTTCTGGGAATCCGTTTTCGGATCCAACTTCGATGTCGATGTTGGTTACATTGATATGAGACAAGTCCCAGTCAACATCATCGGCAAAATGATCTGCGATAAAAGTGTATTCGTATTTCTGATTGCCGTAGATTTTGAAATTCTCAACGTCTCTATACTTCTCCACGAAGTTTCGTGTTTCGCGGATGTTGCCAGGCTGCATTTCAGCCATAGCTTCACCAGAAACGGAAGTAAACCCTGTATGAACCTTTGAGGGAACATACAGGGTTGGGAAATAGTCAATCTTTCGTCTGACTTTTCTTCCGTCTTCTACACCGCGAAACAGGATACGAGAGCCGTAGACCTGAACATTAGTGTAAAAAGATTTCATTTACTGACCTGGAATAATTAAGTTGCTTTTAGGTAGTACAAGACCATTGAACATGGAACTATACTGGTTTACAAATTCTGTGATAGGGTTAACTATAGCAACAATATGAGATTTGTCAATGTCAAATTCTTTGTCTTCAGAAAATTCAAACCAGGGGCTAAATCCAATGTTAGGAGTTTTCGGATCAATCTTATTTGGCATTACAATAACGCGAACAGGATTCTTTACCTTGCACACATCATCAGTGCTGGGCAAAACTTCCGCTAGAATTTCTTCTCGCGTGGTAAGTCTAATCAACTTCACATTCATTCAATTTCTCCCACATAATCAAACACACCAACAGTCATCCACTTAGTTGGAATATATGTGAGATTAGATCCGCTCTCGCTCTTATAGACATACTTGTTATCGTAGTCCATAACCTTGGCCAGCTTTTCCCACTTGCCATCATAGCTGCGCTGCTTAAATGCAGTCTCAAGAATATTCATTACAAACTCCAATATTAATTAAATTTAGTACCGTTCATCTTTTCTTCTGTTGTGACGAATACCATTTTGTCGGCATCGTCTGTATAGTATACAGGGTTTAACCCTGCTTGTCTATACTCTTCTCCCCACTTCAATGCAACATGAAAGTTGCTATCAGGACCCATAATCTCTGCTGCTTGTCTTAGAGTTTCTTCCGAGATAGTTTGATATGACATTTACCATACTCCGTCCTCTATGAGATGGGCTTTACCTTCTTGAATGTATTTTGTGATACATTCGTCGCAGATATTGCCGACTTCGTATTTATCACGCTTCAATGCATATCGTTGCATATCGTATAGATTGGAACCGTAATGACCTAAAATATAGTAAGTGCCCTCTTTGAGATAAAGAGTTGCAGCACATCCATTCGCTTGGTCAGTATCTTCCCAATAAGATTCAAATTCTGTACTGCAAGTGTTACACTTCATTTTCTAATCCCACAATGCTTGATAGTATTTGCCGAACAGGCGAAAACCGTTAGAAATGCGGTCCTGAATTACTTTGCGTTCTGCCCAAGCTTCTTCAGTCCATTTCTGATTATGCTTTTCCCAAATTCTTATATCCCACTCATCATCAATTTCCATCTCAAAAGCAAAGATCATTTCATTCATGACCCAATCCCAACGCTTGAAATGATTGCTATCAGTGTCCCATTCATTCTCTTTTGGTTCAGCGGCCGTTGAGCGAAGTTCTTCAGGCACATCTTCGTCATCAACATAAGGCGCACCGTGCTTAGTCTTCTTCAACTGCTTCAACATAGGAAGAGCAATAAGACCAAGAGTATTGTCCATATTCCAAGTATCATACTCATCGATATGGATCTTAATCTTACGATCACGATTCTTGATGAGAGGATTAATTATTGTGTTATAAACAACTTGAATCGTATCTTCTATACGTTCAAGAAAATCTTCAAACCAAGTTTGGTTCTGATTCCAATCAAAGCGACCATACTTTTTGTCCATATAGCGCGTATGAATACGGCACTGGAACCAAGTAGTTGGATATTTTCCAATCTTAACTTTCATTTTCGTTCTTCTGCTCTTCTACGACTTTATTTGCGGCATCAATTAGTGTAGACATAAGACCCTTTCGCGCAAATACTAAAAGAGTCTCATAGTCCATTGTAACAGAAAGTGTAGCAGAACCGTCTTCGTTCTCTATAAAGTCATCAACTTCAAAATGATGTGTCATGATTTTCTTTCAGTATTTTCCAAGTTTCTCGCCAATCAGATACATGATACACTATATCTGAAACTCTTGCAAGAGGATAATCATTGCCGCCAAATTCACATCTATCACCAAAGAAAACAAGAGTATCAACAGGAAGCCATCCACGAACTTGCGCCTTGTTATTGCCTCTTAGAGAAATATCTATGCCAGTTTCACCGCCAACAACACATTCAAGACGAGTGAACATTGCATTGAGTCTATGGCAAATAGCCGCTCGTTCGTTCATGTTTTCGTCCCAAATCTTATATTGTTCCCGCTCTGCTTTTGTTGCATTGCGGCCGACAATAGAAAAGTTTACTGTACCAATTCTCTTTTCAATATGATTGCCGGTTCTAACGCTGAATCCAGAACGACTCAATTCATTCTCAAGTTCTTGATATTCATCATCAGTGAGTGCAAAATCATTTCGGTATATCTCTACGCCTCTTCGAGTATAAACATTACCTGAACAATTGAAAATGCCTTTCACATGATAACAGACCTGTGCGCCAACCTGCTCTAATGTTTTTGCATAGTCAGAACCAGTTACAAGATAGACGCGATTGTTTGAACAGAAGTCCAAAAAGAACTTCTCAAATTCAGAATCAATCTTCTCTCTCGACGGCGTTAAGGTTCCGTCTACATCAAAAACAAAGTTCATGAGTTGCTGCCAGACTTTCCTGTAGCCGCCCTAATCTGTTCAGGAGAAATACTCTGACAAATGAAATATGTCTTGCCAGCATTTGTACCAATCTCAATCTGCCTCTTATCTACAAGAAGCTGACCGACCTCGTTACATGTCTTTTCATTATTGTATTCGAGCTTATTGGGAAACTGGACTTCGGTGTAGAGAGTGCCGTCAGTCAGGAGAGTATTCAAAACGATAAACCAGATCATGTTTATACCTCATAATGATGAATGGAGCGGAGTGCGGGATTCGAACCCGCTTCACTAGCTTGGAAGGCTAGGGCACAACCCATATACCAACCCCGCGATATTTGTATTTAGTCTGCTAACTTAGCAATGCCAATCAGTTCAGGAAACTTTCGTTCAAGGAGAAAGAGTGCTTCCTTCTTATCGCCACGATTCCAATACTGTTCAATGGAAACAATATCAAGTTCAGGTTCAGCGTTCTTTTCGCTGACCATATATCCACGCGATTCAAGTTCTTCAGCCAAATCCTCATCGTCAAAGTCATCAAGATCAACATCAACATAGACGGTTTTGGAATAGGTAGGCATTTGTGTTCCTCTGTGTGTTTGTCAGTATGGATACTATACTATAGGAATCATATCAAGTCAACCGAAATTATCTTCCTCTGCTCGTCGGCTTTTTTGGCGTCTTTGGAACGTTTCCTTGCGGTTTTGGCGATTTCAACTTTCCGCTCTCTGGTCGCGTAGAGCCACTCAGTGATTTCTGACGCCGTGCGGCCGCAGCCTCGGCAAGTCTTTTCCTCGTCTCTTGTATATGATCCTGAACTGTCTTCTTCATACTCGCATATCTTTCTACAGATTGATTTCATACGACTTTCTCTTAATTGGTTGTTCAAGAGGGCTAGTTTCCACATTGAACACATTATAAGACTTTGTATTCGGATCGCTGCATATCCACATCTCATCGCGGAATCTATTCGCAGCGGTCTTGAGCCAAGAATGATTTGTATTCCGCTTTATTTCTTCAAACCATTCTTTATCTGCTGGGTCAGGAAGTTTTCGGATATGTTCCGATTTTGACCACCAGAAATTGCCCATATAGTGAGGACTAGGCTCTCTCAAGTATTCCGTTCCAGCCGTGTCATATGTCTTCAATGCCTCAACGCAGTCTTGCCACTTTTCGACTACACCCCATTGCATGTAGTTGCGCCAGTAGTAATACTTTACATATGTATCCACATCTCCAATTTCAAGATGTTTCTTTTGTGCTGTTACTCCTTTTGTATGAAGATACAGAACATTTTCATCAGTTGATTGTGCATTTTTCCACATCTTATGAAGTATGATATTTTCTGTCATAGACGAGTCGGTATTGAGTTGTTGCAACATATGAGCATCGTTTTCATTCGGACTCAAATATGGAAAAAACTCTGATTTTGGAAAATACTTTAAGCGTAGATCATTAAATATTTTCCAACGAATGTCTCTGTTAGAAGTTATGCAAGTGAAGTGTGCATTTTCTATATTATCTTTTAGTCCACTATCTTCAAGAAGTTTCATTTGCTCCATGAAGATAGTTGCCCAAGAACCGTAATCGTCTGTTAGATATGCATGATAGTATAGCGTGTTCTTTGTCATAGTCCCTGTTCCGTATAGACATATGGAAAATACTTCAAGAAAGCATCTCGCTTGTTTGGTCGCATCGCTTCAATCTTGGACTTAATTTCATCAAAGAAGTTCCATGCAAGTGGCACGAAAACGAGATTGTCAGACTCGGCATACTCTTTCAGCTTCTCAGACGAGAAGATTGAAACGCGCATACCTGGAGTATAGAGTCCTTGCTTCATCGGATTGTCATCGATGATAAAGTCTAGCGCGATGTTAGCAGCATTGAGTAGCGTATTACCCTTAGCTGGAGCGCCATAACCAATTACAACTTTACCTTCTGCTTTATGCTTCATAACTTCTTGGGCAAACTCTTCAATGATTTCTTTACACTCATCAACATAAGTTCTATAGAGTCTAGGCTCATACAAGTCCCACAGCTTCTCTTCATTCATCTTCAATTCAATATAGGCAGGCCGAGACTTGTTCTTAGAGATGACAAAGATGAAGCTGTTACCATGAATAGGATGCTTCAAAACTTCAACCAGATTAAGTCCAGCCCTCTTGCACAGTTCATTCATAGAACGAATGTTATAGAAAGAAAGATGTTCATGATAGATTGTATCAAACTCACCATTAACAATCATATCTGCCTGAGATGTGGTGATATAGATCAGGCCATCATCAGTCAAAACTCTCTTCATGTTTCTCAAGAAAGAAAGTTGATTGTAGTTGTGCGCGAATGCGTTCTGACAAATGACGGCATCAAATTCCTTAGCAAGATAGATATTTTCATCAAAATATCCACAAACTACATGATGGTTTCTGCTGCTCTTTTCATAAAGATTTTCAGCAGGATCAACACCAAAAGTTAATGTGCCATATCTCTTGAATGCGTCAAGTTGTGAACCATCATTACAACCAATGTCCAATACTCTAGCTGGCTTGCCATTCTCTACAACCAACTTTGCAAACCAATCGAAGTATTCAAGCTGCGTCTTGGCTGTACCTGAAACATACAGATAATTCTTGAACAGAAGATCTGGATCAACCTTATGCGTCAACTGAACATGGAAACAATCGCTGCAATAATTCGTCGCAAGAGGAAAAACGTTCTCTGTTTCGTTGAACGACTTTAGAAACGAATTAGCAAGAGGTTGCAAGCCAAGATCAAGCAGAGGCACAAGATTATTATGACCACAAGCAATACACTCCTTAATTTCTTCACAATTCTTCATTATCAATCCTTTAATCCTTATGCCATGTCCAATTATCTTGTCTCATGAACTTGACTTCTTTATGGACTTCTTTCGCAAATTCATCAACAGCTTTACGAACATCTTCAATAGCAAAGTAGTCGTGTCCTGCAAACATACCATTCTTTTTCAGTTTAGGATAGTAGTTTCGACAATCTTTGAGAACTTGATCGTATGTATGAAGACCATCAATGAAGATAAAATCTAACGATTCGTCTTCAAAATGAGACACTGCTTCATCGGAAGTCATACGATAATGAACATGTCTATCACCGTATGAACTCATTCTTTTCATATATGCATCATATGTTGAATCTCTTTCATTCAAGTTCATATTGTTCCAGTCAACATAGTTGATATAAGGATCGACACAATATAGCTTTAGACCAGAAATCTTATCTAACAGATATGTTGTACTGATACCTGTATCTGATCCTATCTCTAGACCAAACACAGGATCAGATATTCCCGCAAAACATTTGCCCAAATCTTCTGCGGGAAGCCATTCATTGATTATGTCGCCTTCTTTTGGCATAACTATATTGTAGTTCATAGATTGATCCACTCCTGATTAGCAATTGACCAGTCAACAACTTCTCTAATACGATCTTGCAACGTGAAGCGAGGTTCCCATCCAAGCTGTCGCATAAACTCTCCAGAAAGAGCATAACGAAGATCGTGTCCAGGACGCGATGTGTGAAAATCTACCATTTCGTAATTGAGTTCTTTGTTTTGAGCGTCAGCAATGAACTTGGCAAGCTGAAGATTATCAATCTCTTCTTTACCTACAACATTGAACTTCGGACACTTTGCTCCGCCGTAATCAGCTTCATGAACTCTTGCCAATTGCTCAGAATTGAGATTGAGCAAGAAGTAAATAGCATCAGCGACATCTGCGCCATGAATATAGAAACGAGATCCAGGAATAGTACGAGTTGCGTCCGAATGAATATGAACCTGATCACCATCGCGCACCTTACGAATACACATCGGAATATACTTTTCAGGATGCTGTCGCTGACCAAAAACATTCATTGTGTGAGTAATGAAGATTGGCAACTTGTAAGTATTCTCAAACGCAACAGCAAGTTCTTCACCGCCAGCCTTAGTAGCAGAGTATGGATTAGAACTGTTATAGCGTTCCTTTTCTGTATAGTTCACACCCTTAGGCGCTGGTCCAAAAACTTCGTCTGTTGAGAAGTAGATGAAACGCTCAAGATTGTTCTGTGTTCTTGCAAAATTGAGGATATTACATGTTCCAACAACATTATCTAGAACAAATTCCATCGGATGAGTAATTGAACGATCAACATGACTTGATGCGGCCAAGTGAATGATATAATCAACTTTGCCGATCATGTTTGCAGTTAGAGAATTAATCTCTGCCTTCAGATCATGAAAGACAATCTTGACTCTCTTCTGATGATCTTTAGGATAAGTAGAAACAACAGAATCGAGACGATTAAGATTACCAGAATAGTCTAGACGATCTAGCGATACAATCTCCCAATCTGTGTGTGAGAGGAACATATCTACCACATGATGACCGATAAATCCAGCACCACCAGTTACCAAAACACGCTTTGTCATTATTACCTCATTAATTATTGTTTTGTCCAAGCACGATATGTGACTTGGGAATCATTGTATTCATAGTCAATGTTAAACTTTTCTTTCATATACTTTGGAAAGAAGTCTCGCATCAAGTAATCCATTTCTTTGAAACCATCTTCTTTGCTGTACCAACTTTCGTCGCGCATATGCTTGATGGTTGTTTCATGGACAACATGTGAAGTGCATTGTAGCAGATAACATAGTATCTTGTCAATACCCCATTCAGAAACTTTATAATCATAATCACGAAGGAACTGCAAAAACTTTCTAAAGATGTCGTTTCTAAAGAATGGAACGCCAGATTCAATAAAGTTTGTCTCTGAGAAAATCCATTCTGGATTATGCCTCAAACAAGGGAAAGTATTGTATGATGTGACAGCTTGCTGGAATAGTCTGAAATCGTTCTGTCTTGCAAGTTCTAATGCGCGATTGACCGACTGAATGTCTGTGCAATAATCATCATCCCACGTTCCGATGTAGTCGTAGTTTTCCCACTTGATCATGTCGCATACTTGAGGAATAAGCTTATACTTCAATCCCTTCTTGCGAATGATCATATCGTATGTGCCTGGTTCAGGCTCAAAGTCATCTTTGAAAACGACAACGCAAACATCATATGTGCGTTCAGGCTTTCGCATACGCCAATGATTGTTTCTATCATACGCATCATCAAAGAACATGTTTGTTCCTGTCGGAGTTATAATCAACGCTCTATTCACTTCAATACTCCTCTATAAACATTCTTTCTAAACCAATGACAAAACCGATCTAGATCCATAAACTTGTTCGGCTTATTGTCAACATACATTGGCTGCAAATACATCTCTCTGTAAGCATCTACATCTTGATCCACTCTCATAATAGCCTGCAAGAATAAATCATCATCTTGATAGTCATGCCAATTGAGAAACGCTTTGGGATTAAAGTCAAGATCAATAGTTGGACTGCCCCAATATATAGGAACAGTCTTACATCTCAATGCTTCGTACAACTTTTCAGTTGCGTATCCTGGATAACTAGAGTTTTCAAAACATAGATTGAACTTATATTCATTTAGAAATTGGTGCTTCGCTTCTACACCATTATCGCCACGAGGAAGAACATAACCAATGTTATTAAACAAAGGACCACCAGAATCAACTTTCTTATATGTAGACAACTTGTTAAAGAAGTTGTTCCTCATCTCAGATGCACCATTCTGAACAACAAAACTACAAAACTTCTTTGTTAGTTTCAAATCAGATTCGATCTTTGGTGATAACAAATGTTTGCGTTGATAGTCATAGATGACATACAGAGGCAATCTATAGTGTTTGTCAGTATCATAGTGATCGAACGATAAAGCATAATGTGCTTGATAGTCCCACGGTCTTTGATTTTCTCCAGTGTAGAAAATCTTCACGCAACGTCCAGTGTTGAATCTCAAATTGTTTTCACCGAAGTTTCTATCGCCGAAGATCAAATAATCGGGATCATTATCGTCACGATTTACCTGAAACTTTTTTGATAGTGCTTCAATGAAAAACTGTGCGATTGGCTCTACGGTATCAGTAAATCCAAGTCTAAGAACTTCTTTCATTTTCTTCTCTCACAAGATCATTAATAATATTGAACAATTGCAACACATCATTTTCGAAATGATGAAAGTGAAACTTACACTTTACCTGTTCGATTCCATGATAGAAGCAGTCTTGTTCTCTTTTACCGAAAGTGAAGAATCTTTTTCCTTCAGTTAGAACATTTTCTTTGGTTGTAGTAAAACAGAACGGTCCTGAATTTCTACCGATAATCAGATTGCAGAATGTTGAGATATATGAAATCTCGTTCAAGTCTGGTCTCTCTGCGTTGATAACATCTGATGTGAAGAACACATTCTTCTTATCACTATTATACTTATGTGTCGCGTAAAAGTCAATATCAGAATAATTATCCGCTAGAACATTAATCATCTCGGACATATT